TAACTTCCGGAAAGTCTCGCGCATACGCACATGTGGCTGGAGTTTCCGGAAAGTGCGTCCGCTACGTCCTATACGTCCGCCAAGCCGTTGCTGTCAGGAATTCCAGTAATTCCCCGGAGTTGCGTCCGCTGCGTCCGCTGCGTCCGCTGCGCGGGTGCTTTTTGCCTGCTGGGCTGCAAATGCAGCCTGGGCTGCGGCCTCGAATTCTCCTTTAATTGCAATACCCTTACGAACACGTTCCCTGGCCTTCCCTGACCTTCCGGCCATGATGCCTCGCTCCTCCAGATTGAGCCCGAAAGCACGCTTGGACAGGGGCTCATAGTCGTCTTCCGCACACCAAAAGACATACGCCGCATACAGCAGCCCGACATCGCACTCGATCCCGCGCCCGACATGACACCACTCAGTGATAAACTTTGACGTGTTATCTTGGCTCTCCATATAACCCTGCGTTGCTTCCTCAACCGCAACCGGAGGTTTCATACCGATTTGCTGCCATGCCTGGCAACCGCGCACCAGCCACGCCAGAATGCCTGGAAACTCGATCGCAAGCTTGGCCTTGATCTCAGGATCCTTGATTATATCGGCATTCCCCTCGACCTTATCGGCATCGACGAAGCGGGCAGAAAACGGTATCAACCGGATGCGTCTCCATATTGCATAATCACTTCCACGAATAAGAGGTTTGTGGTTTGTGGCGAACCACAGCTTGAACTTGGGCGTGAATTCAAACCATTCCTTATGAAGGAATCTGGCCGGCATACGATCGCCGCCGGTTGCTTGCTTGACCAGCCCTTCCGCGAGGTGTTTGCCGTGTTCGGTCTCGATAACTGAAACAAACCGTGCCCCTGCCAGCATGGCGACATCGTTGGGAATGGGTGGATTGTCTTTCTGCGCAAATGTGGTGCTGGGCGCGCTCTTGACGTAGTCATGCAAAAGTGCTGCGATCGTTTCGAGCAGCACGCTTTTCCCGTTCGATCCGGTACCATGCAGGATAAAGACACACTGTTCCTTCGTGCTTCCGGTCAGAGAATAGCCGAGCGCGCGGTACATGAAATCAACCATGTCCAGATCGTGGTTGAATATAGTGGACAGGAACTTTTCCCAGGTCGGGCACTGGGCGTTCGGGTCGTAATTAGTGGCACAGATTTTGGTTATCAGGTCGGCGTGGGCATGCGGCCGTAAACCCCCGGTGCGCAGGTCTAGCGTGCCGTTCTGGCAATTCAGTAGCCAGTTGTCCGCATCGAGGTCGTCCGACTTGGCGAACAGGTATGATCTGCTGGCATCGAGCGTGCCTGAGATGCGCCCCGAATTGCCTGATGAGATTGCCCATTTGACACGATCCTTGCGCCCGCTGCCGGACGGTGAGGCGGCAGCTTCGCGCAGCATGTCGTTGGCGACATCGTAGGCGATCTTGCGGGTAGCTACGCTCTCGGCATCGAGCGCATAGCGCTTGCCGTCCCAATGGTGCCAGCCAAGCCCGAGCACATAGCGCAGATCGGCGCCGTGCCGTGAGATCAGCGTCTGGGCATTGCCGAAATCGTTGCGTGCAAAGGTGCCGGGCGCGGGTGCCGGATCTTCCTCGACCTTGGGCGGCTTCGGGGCGGGCTTGGCGCCGCCTGCCCGCAATTCGATGACCTTGGCGCTGCCGCGGAGTTCGATATTGCTTTCGGGAACAAAGGTGCGGTCGGTCCTGGCGATCATGTCGCGGATTTGTGATTCCTCCTGGTCCCAGTTCCAGAACGCTTCCCGTCCTTTTTCTGCCGCCGCACGATATGTCTCTTCCAAAACAAATTTGACAATTTCGTCGTCAGGAACATTGCGATAGATGAATTTACCGACAGCGGAAAATTGCGTTTTGTTAATAGGATATTCGGGGTCTTCATAGTGCATTTTTGCCAAAAGCTCATGAGCGTCTGTCGCTGAGCCGAAGTTGAAGGCGCCGGCGTGGGCAAGCCATGGGTTTTCGGCGATTTCGGGGCGCATGGCCGGAGGCTGCACCAGCAACGCCCCTTGGATAAAAAGCTGCTCGACCAACTCATCAAAATCGACGCAAGCCCAGGTCGAGCACGGCAGCACCTCGCAAGCCCGCAGCGTGCCGTCCTTGGTGTTGTGAGTGCCCGGCAGCCGCATCACGCGGGCGAGATCGCACACCGCGAGATCGCCGGCAAAGACCCCGGCAAGCTGTTTCAGCGCCCCGACCGCGGCAAGCTCGATCGCCGGCCAGGTCGTGGGGTCGGCTTGGCTCACGTCGAGCGGGCACGACAGCAGCCAGTAGCCGTGAACGCCGCCGCCCGACAGCACGATCGCGCTTGGCGGGATGCTGAAGCTCAGCAGCGCGGCAACGGCCGTGTCGGTCGAGATGCCGAGCTTGTAGCAATCGATATCGGCCCATAGCGCCGGCAGCTCGCGGACGTGTGCCCGGTCGCCCTTGGCCGTGCCGCTGGCGCGTGTCGCCACCCCGAAGTAAACGGCTCGCCCCAGATCGTCCCACTTCTCGCAATGCCGCTGTACGAGGTCGGGATCGCGCGTGAACAGCGGGCGCGCTGGCCCGGCGCCGTACTCGTTGGGTAGCGCACGGATTTCGACCGCTTCCCTGGTTTCACTGAATAGGAGGCTGAGAAAATCGGCGGCAGCGGCATAGTCGAAATCGCGCACCGGGCGCTCCTCCCCTGAAATGAAAACAGCCGCCCGATCGTGTGCCGGGCGGCTGCCGTAAAAGCCTCGCGACGATCAGAACCGCCTAGAAGGGGATCGGGTCGTCGAGGTCGTCGATGCCACCGGCGCCGTTGCCGTCTTGCCGGAGGCTGGCGTAGGGTTTGCGGCACGCTGACCCGGCGCCTTAGCCGGCTCGGCGGCAGGCGGTGGCAATTCAGCAGCAGCCTCGCCGTCCATATCGAGCGTGTCCGCCTCCGTCCAGCCGACCAGCTCGAATTTCGGCACATAGGTTTTGCCGTACTCTTTATGCATGTAGTAGTCGTTCGACAACTCAACGATCGGGATCATGCCGGGCCGCTGCCGGCGCTCCTGGCCATAGGCTTTGCACAACTGGCCGATGGCGTTGAGTCCGCCCTTGCTGTTGGTGCTGTAGAGGTAGAGGTTGCCCTCCGCATCGATCAGCTGCAGCTGGTTGGTGAACACCCACGGGTCGCGCGGCTTGGCGTCGGTGCCGACCTCCCACATGCCGGGATCGGGATCGCCGAGGCTGTTGCGCATCGGAACCGGCTTCTGATCCGACAGGAGCTCCAGCAGGTCGTCGGTGATCTCCTTGTTCCACCAGCGCCGCCAGCCGATTTTCAGCCCCTCCATATTGCAGGCCAGGCGAGTGCCGATCGCCAGCATGGCCGCGTCCTGGCCATAGAGCCATTCGCCGGTCTTGAAGGTGAGAAATTGTCCCTCTTGCGTGACCGTCTTGGCGGCGTAGGCGAGATAGGGGTCGGATGTGTCGATAGGTGCGATTGCGTTTGTCATTTCTGTTCCTGTCTACTTTACGGTTAACCGCTCCCCCGCATCGCCTTGTTTGCGATAGGGGTCGAGATCGAAGCCATCCGCTTCGATTGCTTTGAGGTCCACCGTTTGGCGCCCCTTGACCGGCGACCAATCAATCGACCAGCCATCACCATGAACCCGGCGCACGCCATTGGTGCGTAGCAGGTCCTTAATGTCTTGCCGAACTTTAGCGAGCGCCTCTTCACATTGGCCAACGTCTCTAGCCCAATCGCGCTCTAGATCACGCAACGCCTCAAATTCGGCCATCACATTGTCGCCGAGCGGGTGTTCCTCGCGCGGAATGCCGCTGACCGTAACCGCGGCGCAGTGCGAGGTGTAGGGGCAGAACCGGCATTCGGCGCCGCCTGCGAGTTTCCCCTCCGGCCATAGCTCTTGCGGATCGGTCGCGACCATGATCGCCTCGGCGCGGTAGTGGGCGGCGGCGAAGATTGACGGATCGAACGCGACGGGGAATTCCGTTACCTCGTCGAGAAACGAGGCGTCGATATAGCTGATCAGCGCGTAGTCGGGCTTGTAGGGCGTGTGAGCGCGCAGGAGCCCCATCTGCACCTGAGTCTGAAACGTGTGCTGCGGCCGGGCGCGATCGTTCAGCTCGGCGCGGGGATCGATCGATTTGCACTCGACCGCCAAGCAGCAAGAATCGCCAATATCGGGCACGCCGAGATGCGCGATGCAGTCGCGCGGCAGGTTGATGATTACACCGTCCGGGGTCGCCGACAGATAGCCGTCAACGATCGTCGCCTGATTCTCACCGCCGATATGAAAACATTTGCCGAACCTGGCTTTGAGCGCCGGCACCCAGTGGTGATCCTCGATCAGATTACCGCGGAGTTTGGCGCCGTAGCGGTCGATATAGCCGGGATCGTGTGGCGTCTCGTTTTTGGCGAACCATGTCTTCCGCAGGCAGGCGCCGACCTCGCTGGCGCCGATCGTGTTCGCGCGGTCATGCGAAAATTCGCGATTGGTCATCGCGGCAAAATTGGCAAGTGTAGCCTTGATCAACGCGCGGCGCTCCTCGGGCGGCGCAATGCGGGAACGGCAGGAGCAATCCCGTAGCGCCGCGCCAGAGAGTGTCGAGCCGGGGAGCTACCCCGACCGGCTCCTGCCGCCGCCGCCATCCTAGCGCACGGTGCCGGCTGGATTGCAACGAAAAATGCAGGTCCCTTGGAATCCCAAGGGACCCCGCTGTCGATAATTAATTGCGCCCCGGCGTCGAT